CAAGTAAATGACAATAGATTTGATGATTTTCCTCATTTTGAGCTGATAAATAAGGAAAAAGATGCCAAATAGCCTAGATAGTGTATTTCAAGGTATATATAAGTCGATAGTAGAGGCACAAAACACAATTGAGCAGCATTATGTAGGGGAAATAAAGGAAGATTACTTCGATAAAGATGGTAATCCCTATATGATCCCTATACAATTACCTGCTGGTGACAGTGGTAAACTAAAAACTGTTAATATACCTGTGATAACTCTAGTTCCACACAACGGTATGGCTATTAAAGAAGTAGAAATAGAGATGAAAGTAGCCTTATCTCCTGGTGAATCGGAGGAAATCAACAATAATACTGTTACAGAGAAGAAACCTAGTATAATACGCAGTTTTTTTACAGATTTAAGTAATAGAAATAAAGGCAGTGAAATGGCTAAGATAAGGGTGAAGTTTAATGGGCAAGACGCTCCAGAGGGTTTGGCTAGAATTAAAGATTCACTAATCAAGATAATACCAAATTAAATGGAGAATAGAATATAATGGCAACACAAGACACAACAGTTAAAGCATTTGTAGGGCTTCCTATAGAAGATTTAATTACAGCGCCTATTATTGGTGCAGCTAAAGGACAAAGAGCCTTAGCAGCAGAGACATTAAGTTTTGTTGAAGACTTAGCATTTACAGGAAAAGAGAACGAAGATGGATCTAAAGAGGCTAATATTATCAATGTAAGCCTAGATAGACTAACTAATTCATCAACTACAGGCCAAGTATCACATGTTAATCAAAAGATTCAAATGCCTGTAATATCTTTAGTTAATATACCTAATTTTGCTATGGATACTATGGAAATTGATTTTGTAATGAGTGTTGGGCAAACTTCATCTAGCACAGATACTTCAAGCAGTAGTTCAGATTCAAGCAGTAGTGCTAGTGTTAGTGGTGGAGCTTCTTGGGGATGGGGTCATGTAAGTGCATCTGCTAGTCATAGTGTTAGTGGACATGTTGCATCATCTAAATCAAATACTAGAGCAACTGATTTTAGTGCTAAGTATGAAGTTCATGCTACAGCTAAACAATTACCTCCAGCAGAAGGCATGGCTAAATTTACACAGATAATGGCATCTGTAATTGAGCCTATTAGTACATCTTCTGAGGCAGGGACTGTATAATGAAAAAAGAAAGCTTAGATGAATATAGATCTAATATAACCTTACATTTAACTAGGGTATCTGGAGATATAGAACATATTAAAGAAACTATTGAATCTATTAACAATCATTTAAGTTTAATAAATGGAAGATTAAGAACTGCAGAAAATAATATTACAGCAGTTAAAACTGTAGGTGGTACAGTTACATTTTTAATTGGAGTAGTATTAGCGTGGTTAGGAATAGATAAATAAAGGAGAAATAAATGGCAGCAAGTGATGATAAAGCGGCAATGACATTGTCAGCAGCATTATTACCTCTTGAAATGAGGAAAACATTAAGTTCATTAAGCATGGAATATACTCCTGCTAATAATTCTGAAGCATGGTATACTAAGATTACTACTATTGGAACTGGAGATCAAGATTTATTTGCAGCAAATATGTTCGCAACTTCTCCTACAGCAGGTGGATCAGGAACTTACGGAAGTACAAGAGCTGGATCAGATACAACTAATGTTATTAATACTATAACTATAGCTAATGATCTTGTTAAATTTTTATTTATTCAACATTTAAGTTTACAAGATGATGGAACAACGAGTAATACAGCTGATAGTATTTATTTAACAGTTGATGGAAGTGCTCCTGCATGTACTGATGCATTAAGTATAGAGATAGGTCCAGGGGAATCATGGTATTGTAAAATGAATGTACCTGCAACAAATATACATGTTACATCGGATCCTAAAGCTTTCGCAAGTCATGCTAGTTCTAATACTATACAATGTTATGTAGCAGCTATTATATCGGATGTAGGATAATGTTACAAGGTATTTTAATAAAAAAAGTTATGGAAATTATTCTAAAGCAATTTAACTTAGATAAGATACAAAAGTATGTAGAAGAAGAAAACGAACTAGATGTTAAGGTAAAAGCTTTAGAAAGTAAGATTAAGAAGTTAGAAAAATTAGCTCACCCTGTTGCAGATTTTGTATGCACTAAGTGTGGGACTAAAGCAAAGAGAATAAAGAATAAACTAAATAAACTTAAGGAGAAATTCTAATGATGGGATTTATAACAAGTAATTGGGAATGGATTTTATTAGGGCTTTATGTTGTAGAAAAAGCTGTTAAATTAAGTCCATCTAAAAAAGACGATGTTATTTTTGATATGATACTTAAACCTATTGTTGACAAGCTAAAGGGATAATCATTGCTTTACGGAACAATTAATAATATACATTGGGAGAGTTCTTATATACCCCCTTCTTGTTTCTCGCAGCCATCACATTCACATGGTGATTGTAGTTTCGATAAGGACTCTCCTGATTATTTAAATAAGGACAAAAATGCCTAAACAAATACTTAGAATAAATGATTTTAGTGGAGGTTTAAATTCATCTTTAGACCCTAGAGATATTGCTGATAATCAAGTCTCTAAGGTTCAAAATGCTCGATTAAATCATCTTGGTAGGATAACTATTTTAGGAAATGAAGAATTACATGAAGCGAATACTGGCATTGGCGATCATGAAATTGCTATACCAGGAGAAGGCTTAATACATTTTAAAAGTGATAGGCATGGAGCTGGACATGCGGGAGATATTTTATCTCAAGGAGGATATAATGATTTTACTCATGCTAGCTGGTGGACAGCAAATGGTGATTTTACTTTAACTACTACAAGCGCAACATTTTCTTGCAGTGGTACTAGTAGCGCTGATAGTTATATACAACAAGCCAGTAGTGCATTCGATCCAAAGCATCCTATTGCTAATCATCAATATGTATTTGAATATGAAGTAATGGATTTATCTGTATCAGATGCGGCAGATATTAATGAGTTTTATATTGAAGGAGGAAGTGGTTATTTTGCAGCTGCTAAAACTTCATTAAATAAAAATAATGGTTTTAATAGAACAATATTTTATAGTAATGCAAATCAAGCAGATTTAGAATCTTCTAATTTTAGAATTGTAGTAGAAAGTACTGCTACAGCAAGTTTTAAAATAAAGCAAGTTTCATTAAGAGCCGTAAATTTATTAAAAGGGAATGCTTCATATCTATTATGGAGAGCATATCAAGTACATATGCCTGATAAGATTTGGGAAAAAAATAATATAGATGAAACAGCTGGAGACGCTGAGACAATATATAAATCCTTTCTTAACGCAAACCCTTGGGGTAGTACAGGAGTTTCAGTTCCAAGGAAAATGGGATTGGCTCATTATTCTGTTGATGGATGTATAAGATTATCTGATACTAGATTTCATCAAAACTCAAGAACTATAAGATATTTAAAATATGCTGATACACCGTTTACTTTAAGTGATGGAGATTTTACCGAGAATTCTTGGGTTTGTCAAGAAAATCATATATATGTACCTAGATTATTTTGGATAAAAAATGGTGGAAATAATAGCACTGTTGTAAATTCTAAAACATTTTCTACGGAGCATGCAAACTCTTGGGAGTCCGATGTGTATGCACAGGCTAATGAAGGATATCAAGGAGGACCAGGTTTAACAGATCATCTTCTACTGCAACCTGGCGAAGGTGCAGATACTACTCAATTAGCTCTAGCTGGATTACGTAACGTTTATAGAATTGAAATGCAAATTACAGCACATAATCGACACAGACATTTTGTGGGAATAGAATATACTGAATATCCTAGCGGAGATGAAAGCCCTGGGTATGAAGGAATAGACGAAGGCGACTCTTTAATGAATGGCATGCCTACTACTGAGGAATTATATCTTAACGAATCATTTAATACTGATCCAGCATGGTTTTATATTGCTGTAGGAAAAGCAACAGGTGATAGTCAGGAAAGACATTTTGTAGAAGATGGGCTTGATGCAGATGAAGGTGGAAGTGAAACAGGAGGTACATGTAGCGCTTCAACAGGAAACTTTTTATATTATCCATTGAGTACTCCAAATGGAATATTTCATGAAGATGTAGATTACGATGAAGACGAATATTATCATGCGGATATTAAAATCGAACCTGGGACTGGAAGCGGCACAGGAGATATTACTAAATGGGCACTTAATGAAACTGGACAAGAAGTAGCAGATGAACATTTTGAAAGTTCATGGGATGATGGTCATAGTCATGACCAAACTGCTAATGATTTTGTAGGTATTGCTATCTTTACAGCACATGCTGAGCTACATGGCCAAGAAGTATCAGCTGAAGATGAATATTCATATATAGAGCATCATCAATTAAGAGTAAGATCACTTAAAATATCAGATACTCCTATTCCTAGAAATTTAGATGACATATTTAATCTAGATGGTCATGCTAATCCTAAGAGTTCGGATGTTCAGCAATATGAAGCATCCAGAATAGCTATCTTATCAACAAATTTTGTTACAAGTAGCCATGCTAGTGGGTGGCAAAATTCAGCTGGAGGACATGCATGGCAATTTGCTATTAGTGCAGTATATGAAGGTGGTGGAGAAAGTAATCTAACGGACCATGCAAGTGTAGATGATTGGACTGATACTGATTGGGATACTCAGCCTCTTCATCCACCTAATGGAGGGAATGGAGAAGAAGTTCCAGAACTAAGTATTATGGTATTAAATCCACACTATTCTGATTACGACCCAAGACAAACAGGATGGAGATTATATGCTAAAGATTCTGGACCTTCAGCAGCATCAGATGATTGGTTTTTACAATTTGAAATTGATCTTAAAAGGAATAATATAAAATCTGAACTAACTGGTTATACAAGGAGTGGAATATCTGCGAGTAATGCTGAGAATGCAAATTACAGCTATATAACATATTCAATAGATCACACTAATAATTTAAGCCCTAGTTTTGGAAGGACACATAGAGAAATGTCAGGTATAGATACTAGAAATGAAGAATCAATTCATTCAACTTTTAGAACAGCTACTGTTTTAAATAGAAGGGTTTGGATTGGTAATATTAGAACACAAAATGTAAGAGGCCCTTTTTATGATAAAGAACATCCAGATGCTATGATTGGTTCTGAAGTTAATGCTTTTGATATATTTCCTTCACAAAAAATAGATGTAGCTTCTGTTATGGATGGAGATGAAATTATTAAATTACATAGTTATAATAATAAACTTCTTCAATTTAAAACAAAAAAATTACATATTTTTGATATGTCAGATCCTGATATTACAACTTTAGAACGTACTGATTTGCATAAAGGAATTCTATTTAGATCTAATGCTTGTGAAACAGAATTTGGAATAGTCTGGGCTAATCAACACGGAGTATATATATATGATGG